CTGGTAACGTCTGCGCAGGCGACGTGGATAATGCTTAGAGTTCTCAGACTCGGCAAACTCCACATCGTCTACAAGTTTGCATGGGTACGAAGCATTGGTAGTCCCTAATGGTATTTTCCAATAGGAGCTCTCAAGTTTGTCCCATAAAAACTCACTACAAGATAAGTATTCAAGCTGCAATTGGTTCGCAGTTTGAATATATGACTCGTAGGCAGACACGTCCGCAGGATGTCCAGTCCAAGGAGTCCTCAAACGAATCGGTGTGACCTGAACGCCCTTAAAAGCGTCCATACCGCACGACTCGCGAAAGGGTCCCTCGACACAAGACTTAGAACGATTGACAAGTAAGTCAAAACGTTCCAGATCTTGCATGCAAGACGAAGCAAGTTCACGGGGGACAATAATGTCATCCCCGTAAACAAAAATCGTCTTTCCCACATCACGCTGTTTAATTCTTAAACGGCGACTGGTGGCAGCAACAAGTAGAACCCAGAAGCATAACGCCTCAACGGGAAAGCACAACGCTGACCCCATCGGTGCAAACTTCTTGAATTCTACAATCCTACCATCTGGAAGGATTGTTGAGCTCGTTCTACATGCCAAAATGGACTTCAGTAAGGGTGGAACTCTTTTAAAGAGCCTCCTCACAAGGTCCAATGACACGCGGTCCGACGCGTCTTTCATATCAAGAGTCGCGTAATGACCGTCCAGCGAACTGGACAAAGCCAAACCACGGTTGATAGATTGATCTGTGAAATTGATCTGACCTTTCGTCATATAAAATGACTCGAGGTGAGAAACAATTTTCCGACCAAGCCCTTGCTGAATCCACTGGAATTCCAGAGGTTCACAAGAGATAAGCCGCGGACCACGAGAATCTTTTGGAACGCACACTACTTTTGCACAACCTGTTTCCAGGCGAGCCAAGTTTTTGTACCATTCCAATCGATCCCCCAGTTCTTGTGCGCCGCCTGCTACGAAATAATCGTAGTAGGGATACGCCTGGTGAATGCTGTTATATAAGCGGGAAAACTCCCACTTACTTTCCAGTTTTTCACCAGTCGCAACAGCTCCTGGACCATGTCGCGGTATGATATCTTTGGGATCGAAATCCCTAAATATCTTCTCAACGATATACGACGATACCTCTAGAATTTCTAGAGATTCGTTATCGAGAGATAAGTTTAGATTCTCATCAGTAGATATGAATGCGTCAAGAAATGACGCAATCTGATCCTGCTGATAAGGGAGTTCTAGCTTATACGCGAAAAATAAAATCTGGCGTATATGTTTCACTACGCCAGGTTTTACTTCGTCCAAGAGGGTGCCGCACGCATCGAATACACAGTTAAAGTACGCCTGTAAGAATGCGGGTGTACTTGTGTTGGTATGTGAATGTTGAAACTCACATGGCAACTTGAACTGCGTAGATGCCAATCCAGCATCGAAAGCCTTCCCTAATCTAGGAAGAGTTTTCGTGAGGAAAGACAAACCCTCAAATCTAGTGCGATGACGAATAGTCATAACATCAGATCGAAGGGATCTTTTTGATGCGAGACCCTGTGGGTCGCAATAGAGCATCCGCTCTAACAGGTCAACATAAAAGTCGACTTGGCTTTTCGAAGGTTCCATCAGGAATCCTTTCCAAGGCCGAACCAACTAATGCTGAGTGCTTAAGAGATAAGCTAGAAAGTCTAGTATCTGCTTAAGTGTATTAGCGTCCAACATCCCACTACTGTAAAGTAGCGTAATGAGAACGCCTACTAAAACAACTATTGCGTAGGTAGTAGTGAGTCGGCGAGGAAGCCTTCGCTTCCTGACCGGCTTCACTAACTTTCTCCACGCAAGAGTTGAGTCATAGTCGTGGTCCCAGTCATGCCGGAGTCACCAAAGCCTCCGTCAGTGATGAGATCGACAAG